ATGAAGTAACAGATATGCACACTGATGCACAACTGTTTAACTCTGCTCTCGCATGTAGTTGCTAATGTCTTTTGTTTCCAACTTCACTGATTCAAACATTATGAACAACGACAAACTTGACCAAGTAAAAGAGAACTATGCCAATCTAATTGTAGATGGTATGGATATGAATACTCTTTGCACATTTGCTGTTGAGACTATCATTCAAAATATGGAAATGTGGGATGAACAAGATTTAAAGGAAGAAGTTATTGACCTTTATGATGAAGAAGTTTGGAAAGATTTATCTGAATAAAAGTTACTCACCTTTAAAGTGTTCTTATAGTATGAACAACACTTCAACTATGACATTCCGTTATGCACTTTCTGTTCTTGAGAAAGAATTTGATGCAACTTATCGTGGTATCAAAACTGTTCGCGAGATGTGCGATTCTTTGACTGATGCTATTTCTTGGGAGAACGAATCTCCTGATGCTGTGTATCATCAATTCGAGACTAAAGTTGGTCCAAACACAATTATTCGTGAGGATCAAGTTATCAAACTTGCAAAACACTACGCATGAACATTTTACTTTGTGAAAAACTTGGTTGTGCTTATTCTATTGATTCAGAGGGCACATTATTCTACACACCAATGGGAAAAGATGGTTCAATTGATGTAACTGACTGGTGTGAAGTAGACTTTATGAGTTTACTTGGTGAGGAACAAGTCATTCAGGATAGTATCACTGAAGTTCACGAAAAACTGATTACTATGATGAAAGCTATTGGTGAGTATTTCCAGAAATAAAAGTTACTCACCTTTAAAGTGTTTTTATAGTGTAACCGCTTCTAATTTTTATGACTGTTATTCTTCAACCAAGAAGTATCAACAATACAGAGTATCCTACTCCTACAGTTGATGGTATGCATCGATGTGAAATTAACACCAAACTACATTATTTGAATGTAGAAATGGATAAGTTAAAGTTACAACAAACAGCACTAATTAAGATGAGAAATCAACTTGATCGTCATGCAGAAATGCAAGAGATGGGTGATTTGTTTGATGAAATGTTCGGAGGTTGATTGACAATAAACTCTTATTCTCATCGAATAAAAGTTACTCACCTCTAAAGTGTTCCAATAACGTAACGCTCCCTTCTTCATTATGCTCAAAGGTCAAGAACTCCTCAACGCTGTTTCACTCTACACTGAACAGGGATTGTCCCGCACGGACATTGCTCTCAAGTGTGGTTATTTCAAGGTTGAAGGTAACAACACCAAAGTTCTGTTTACTGCATTTTATGAGGCGCTCATGGACGCTAAAGGTATCATCACTGCACAAGTTGAAAAGGATACTCTCATCGAAGAATATCCTGACAACAATACCATCGAACAACTTATTGATGATGGTTATGATGTAGATGCAATTAAAGCGTTCATTGAACTTTATGGAGAGGAAGAACTTCAACACTTCGATGAGTCTTATCAAGGTGAAATGTCAGGTGCAGAGTTTGCAGAACAACTCACTACTGATTGTTATGCTCTCGATATTCCTGCCTTCGTTTGTGTTGACTGGGAAGCAACTTGGGAACAACTCTCTTATGACTATGATGAGCAGGATGGTTACATCTTCTCCCGTAACTTCTGACACTAACTAAAAACTAAGAAAAGTAGTCCTTTTGTGCCATTATACATAAGGATTACTCTTTTTTTATATTAAAAAAGGTTTTTTAAATGTATTTTAACTGTTTGTATCGCTCCTAACATTATGAAGAAAGAGTTACTTAAGAGGGTATCTGAAGGGTCTTCGGAGTTACTTTGCAGTCACTTTATGTCCCTTTAAATGTCTCTTATGCCTGCCACTTATGTCTCTCTAAATGTGTCAGGTCCTTGTGACTTATGATCATTTAAATCCTCTCAGACCCAGTGACTTATGATCATTTAAATCCTCTCAGACCTTGTGATCTTACACCGAAGTCTACCACAACCGCAGAGAAATGTCAAGCACCCACCCATAAGTATTCCAGGGACTTGACACATAAAAAATATAAGTATCTCTCATAAATACCGCTGAGAGATTGACATATGGCAACGGTTATTCTACACTGTAAAAGCATCACCACTCGGAGCATCATGCCTGCTATCTATCATCACGCACAGAAGCAACGTTATCGCATCACGTTGGATATTGAGGCACTGGGAGATTTTGACCCCCATAATATCAACTGGGATAGGTTATTTCAGTTGGAAGGTTCTGAGAGTTGTGATGCTTATGTAGAGGACCTAAGTACACCTGACCGTTGGTAATAACAGTCAATTAAAGTTACTCACCTTTAAAGTGTCCTTATAGTGTAAGGGTCACACGTCCACACATTATGAACACCGCCACCAACCTGGTTAACATCATCGACGACCTTAAGGCACAGGGAGTAACACCTAAGGTCACTAAACTGAAGAGCACTGTTAAAAAGGTTCGTAAGTCTGCACTGAATAAGACTAACAGCAGCGGCAAGAATGCCCTTGGCACACATGATACCACAAAGGGATCTTATGTGAGTTCTGGTGACATTTCGATCGGTTCTGGTCGTATGGGTACACTGAACCCTGTGAATTCTTTGGGTCGTCAGTATACCGGTGATAAGGCAAAGGTCGCTGCTATCTACAACAAACAGGTTGCTGCTGACCGTAAGGCTGCAGCACTTGATCGTCTCTCTAACTGATACAAACTGGGCAGCACAGTAAGTGTTATAAGTCCCAGTATTTTCTCAACCAAACTAACACTTTTCTTTCTTATTATGTCCCGCGAAGTTGCACTTGGTCTCCTGCGTCAAGGTAACACTGGTTCTGAAATTCTGCAGATCCTTGATGTTATCGCTGAAGATAATCAGCAGTCCATTGATAACACACAAGACGCAGCAGTAAGTTATATCACTGGGGAGACTGTGACCTTCTGATTCATACTTATGAGGGGCACAGTTATTGACACTTTGCCCCCTTATGTGCTACACTTATTCGTATGCGTATTCGGCAGTTATTTGTGCCCTTATGTGTAAGCGTTATGGCGCGTAACGGGGCGCGTATATAAAATTAATGGGTCCCCCTAGTCTACAGAGGTGACAAATCGACCTCTCTATATCAGTCTCATAAAAAATTTCCGGCAGATGAAAAAGCACCCCACAAAGTTTCCAGGATATTATGTAACAGAAAGCGGAGAGGTATATCGAGATGCTATGAGAAGTAATGAGAGTGGATTAATAAGGGTTGGGGAGCACCTGAGAGGAGGAGATATAGGCAACAAGAGAAACTATCCAAGTGTCAATATATCACTCAAAGAGAATGGAAAAACCGTCAAGCAAATCCGATATTATGTTCATCGACTAATTGCAGAAACATTCATAGATAACCCACACGGTTATACAGAGATAGACCATATCAATCGCGACAAGTGCGATAATCGGGTTGATAATCTGCGATGGTGTGACAGAAAGATGAACCTTGCTAACATCTAGATAAAAAAATCCCGGAGATATAAAAAGCATCTCTGGGGTTTTTTAATAAGGAAGCAATATAGATAAAAAAACCCGGAGGTATAATGAGTTCTACAAAGGTGTATCACATTTATGCAAAGGATAAGTGTTTATATCATAGTATTATGGAGGAGGACTTTAAGATAAAGTGGGAGGAGATAAAGATGATGGTAGGACTAATGAAGACTGATTATAGTGTGGAGGATTTAAGTTATGAGGAATGTGAGGTTAACCGAGTATCTGCAATTGATAGTTCACATTAAAGTGCAGCAAACCGAACAAGGTTGCAGCATTGACAACGGATAGATAGCACAGTATAATTGAGTTGAGTTTTCAAGACTTATGGCAAAAGGATTTACAGTAAAAGCAGCAGCACCAAAGAAGAAGGAAGCAGAGTTTGATATTACTGCTATCAAGGAACGTATGCGTGGTAAGCAGATTGTATTTTGTTTACCTGGTCGTGGGTGTTCATTTATTTTTCTGAAGAACTTTGTACAACTGTGCTTTGATATGGTACAGAATGGTATGGGTATTCAGATTAGTCAAGACTATAGTTCAATGGTAAACTTTGCACGGTGTAAGTGTCTTGGTGCAAATGTATTGAGAGGACCGAAGCAGATTCCGTGGGATGGTAAGTTGAATTATGATTATCAACTTTGGATTGATAGTGACATTGTATTTGACACAAATAAGTTCTGGCAGTTGTGTGATCTTGCATTATCAGAAGATGGTACGGAACGTGAGATTGTTGCTGGATGGTATGCAACAGAAGATGGGCACACGACTTCAGTGGCACATTGGTTAGAGGAAGATGATTTCCGTAAGAATGGTGGAGTCATGAACCACGAAACTGTGGAATCAATTCAGAAGAGGCGTAAGCCATTCACTGTAGACTACACAGGTTTTGGATGGGTGCTCATTAAGAAAGGAGTCTTTGAGAATCTTGAGTATCCTTGGTTTGCACCAAAGATGCAAGTTTTTGAGTCTGGTGCAGTACAAGATATGTGTGGAGAAGACGTATCATTCTGTTTAGATGCAAAGGAGGAAGGATTTGAGATTTGGTGTGACCCTCGAATTCGTGTAGGACATGAAAAAACAAGAGTTATCTAATATGTACAATATCTTATGTAATGGACGTAAGATATATCAAGGTCTCAGTGCAGAAGAATGTACTGAGATTCTTGACGAATATGCTCAGAAGTACTATGATACTTCTGATGAAACCATCAACCCAAATGTATTTGAAGTGGAGGTAATTGATTAATGGCACGTTCGATGATGAAAGGTGGGTCTTATGTACCCGGAAAACCGAAGAAGACTCGCCAAGGAAGTTCTCAAAATACACTTCTTTCAGCAACTTCTCGTAATGGACGAAAGAAAAGGTATCGTGGTCAAGGGCGGTAAATAGTACAAGAGATACTTAAATATGAATGTCTTGTTTAATTACTAACTTACCATCAGTTGAAGTATGGGTAAGAAAAGAATATCTCACCGATCATCAAAGTGGTCATGGTGAATTTGTAAAGGGCGTTTGGGTTTCGGCTAAGTCGATACCTGGACGCGCTTTTTATTTTGAGACTTATTTACCAGAATATGCTGCAATGTATGATAAGTTACCCATTAGTGCCTTTGTAAATCGTCCAGAGACACCTAATCCTGATATGAACCTACCAAATCTACAGTTTTGGAATTGTATGGACTATGGTGTTGTCAGTATTGATAAAAAATTCATTGGTAGTATGGATTTTGAGTTATATACACGCGATTATGGTACGATGAAAGGGACTTATGTGTGTACTTTAGACAATTATCATCGTGATCCTGATATGGTTGACTATGCAACAAGTGAAAATCCTGCCGAACATAAGTCACATAACCTTATTGAACTTGAAAATGGACAGTTTGCACTGTATCCAAACAATAGAATGCGTATTTTTGACAATAGTTTAACACCTGAGACACCAAAAGTACCTGATTTTAAGGTCTCTACACAATATTATCAAGTTGAAAATGGTTTTGATAGACTCGGAATGGGTCGTGAGGATGAATATTTTTGGAAAACTTCAAAAGAACGTGAAAATTTAGAAAAAAACACTTCAGAGGAGTAAAAATGGGCAACTCAAGAGTCGATAGGAATGAAAATTACATGAAAAATGAGTATGGAACTGAAGGATTAATCACTGATTATGATAATGTGTATGATCGTTGGATGAAAAAGAAGGAAAAAGACCTAAAAGAGGTTGATTATGAGGAAGTTGATGACAAAACCTTCCTACAAGACTGATAAATAAAAATAGGTTTATAATTTACTCATGCCTGTACAAAGGGTAAGTAAAGGTTTCAAGGATATTGGGAGTACTTTTCAAGTAAATCCACTATCGAATGATCTTCTTGCAATTAAAAATGAGACTGCGATATCAAGATCGATAAGAAATCTTGTATTTACCCTTCAAGGTGAGAGATTTTTCAATCCAGATCTTGGTTCTAGGGTGTCTAGATCATTATTTGAGAATATTGATGGTATTTCTGCATCCATTATTCAAGATGAAATTGAAAATACCATCAATGCCTATGAACCAAGAGTTGATTTAAATCAAGTTATTGTTGCACCAAACTACGATAACAATGAATTCAACGTTACTATAAGTTATTTTATTGTTGGTATTGATGCATTACCACAACAGTTATCATTCGCATTACAGCAGACACGATAATGCCATTAGT